CCGCTGCACGAGGCAATCTCGGGCTGGGCGGCATGGCGACGCAGAACCCAGCAGCGGTGGCCATTACAGGTGGCACCATCAACGGCGTGGCCATTACAGGTGGCACCATCAACGGCGTGGCGATCGGCGGCAGCGTTCCTGCCGCTGCGCTCCTGGACACCAAAATCGCGCTTGGTCTCTACACGCTGCCGAGCGTGACCCGCATGTGGTCGGGCGGCGTCACGTCATCCTCTGCCGTGGTCAACTACGACGTGATCGGCACGGACCCGGCGACGGATGCGGCAACTGTGGGCCTTGTGGTCAGCGTGAACGCCAATCTTTCATCGCCGGTGTTTGTCTCGGCAAATACTGCGCCGGTTGCGTCACTTGGCTTCAGCGCCGCTTACTTCACCGGGACGTTCACCGCGACCGGGCTTGCGCCCGATACCGCATATTTCTACTCCGCGCGGATCAATGGGGTTGCTTCCGGCACTGTCGGCCAGTTCCGCACCGCTCCTACCAACGGCACGGCCAAGCGGTTCAACTTCATCGTCGGCTCCTGCACCAATGGGGCATTCCAGCTTGGCGATCCCTACGCCCCCGTCGCCGCACTGTCGCCTGCCTTCGCGGTTCACTGCGGCGATATGGACTATTCCGATATCATTCTGAACGACCCTCGCGCCCCGCGGGACCGCAACACGCGCGCTTGGCGGGGCTTTCGCGGGGTGGCCGGCATGACTCAGACAGTGCCTATAGTCTACATGCCGGATGACCATGATTTCGGCCCCGATGATAATCATTGGGATATTGCTACCGCCACCAAGGTAACTCACGCGCAGATCGGCGCAAATACGCGCCTTGTCGTGCGCGAAACCACCCCGCGCTATCCTGATTGGAATGCCGGGGTGCTATCGCAGTCGTGGACCTGGGGGCGGGTGCGGTTTATCATGCCTGATTTGAGGAGCCAGCGACGCTACGTGAACGGCGGCCCGACCTTTTTGGGCGATGGGGCCGATCCGCCAACCGGATACGACCACCTCGCGGCCGTGCTGGCGGCAATCGACCAGGCGGCGACTGACGGCATGAAGATGTTGGTGTTTATTAGCACAAGCACATGGACGCCATCAATTCTTGATAGCTGGGACCGATTCAACTCGGCCGAACAAGAGACGCTGGCCAATAAGTTCCGCAACTCGCCTGTGCATGTGATGCTTATTACTGGTGACACGCACGTTGTGGTGGCAGATGATGGGACTAACACCGACCGCTCCACGCTAAAAGATGGAAAACTGCCGTTCTTCACGTCCTCGGGTTGGAATATCGGGACGCTGAGCCCCGTTTCTGCAATCTTCACCTGGAACGGTGTTGACGGCGATGCGGCTGCTGGGCTCGGCAACGGCACGGCGTTTCTAAATGTTTCAATCGAGGATGACGGCGGCGATAATATCGCATGGCAGGCAGATTTTCGTGGTGCCCCGTTAGCCGGGCCCGCGTCGACCTTGCTAACGAGCCATCGCAGCAACGACGTTGCTGTGGCGGTTGGTTTCCACGCCGCAAGCACCCTCACAATCGAAACTCTGCGTGCCGCAACAGTACAGGTGCAAAAAAACTGGTTCGGGCCTATTCCCGGTTGCACGGTCAACTACGCCTGGGCCAGCGGCCCCAGCGGAGTTTTGACCTTCGATCCTAACCGGAATACCGCAGATATCCAGCGCGCTTATACCGATGGGGCTCCAGACACGGTAACGCTCAGCGGTCCGGTGCGATGCGCGCTAGGGGTCAACACAGCGCGCATTGTCAACTGGATCACTCTGGAAGCGGAAACATCTGCATGGCTGGCTGAGGTGACAGTTCGGCCAAACGATGAACAAGTTTTTGCGCTCAACGAGTTCATCGCGGGGCTAAAAACTGACAGCGTTTGGTCTCAGGTGCTTAAACTTTATTGGCTCGGGGCGCATACCCAGCAGGCCAGTCTGATTGAATTTAAGGCGCCAGGGACCGGGGCGATTGTTCCAAACGGCGCTGTCAACTTCTCGGCCAAAGCTGGTTGGCGCGGTGAAAACATCGGCGGCGCAAATAAGGCACATCTTGAAACGGGATATGCAATCCCGGCTGGCAACCAGAATAGCATGGCCGCTTTCTTGCGCTACACCACCACGCTAAGCTCCGGGAATGGAGATTTTGGCGGGGAAAAATACCTCATCAACTCTAACGGGGCTTTGTTAACTTTTGATTTCCGCACCCGATCTTCTTCCACCACTTCCAATAATTTAATTCAAAGCGCGTCACAAATCGGGAGCTTTGGCATGAGCCGCACCGGCAGCGCAAACTACAAGAAGTTCGTGAACGGGGTGGCGGTGGAAACTGTAACCCAAGTCAGCACCGCACCAGATGCGACAACCATGTGGTTCTGTGGATGGAACTCCATCATTCCAGCCAGTCGTCAATCGGGTGGGCGGCGCGTAGCAATGGGCATGATCTCCGCCGGGCTGACGGACGCCGACGTGCTGCTTTACCACAACCGCGAAACGACCTTCCTTCAGGCGGTTGGAATTATCCCATGAGTGCCACCCCCATGCAGGAGCTATTCTGATGAGCACCCGTAAAAGCCAGCGCGTCGACCGCGGGGCGGCTGGCAGAACATGACGGCGATCGTCGCTGCGTTCCGCAGCTGGCGGATCGTGCATGCATGCATTCCAGCATTTGTCCAGGACATTGCGGAAGCAGAGTGCATCGCATCGCCGGGCGTGGTATCGGCGAGTTCCTGATCGTCATCAGCGCAAGGAGCGCCACCCATGCCTCAGAATCCCTCCCAAGTCCTCGTCGGAATGCGCAACGGCATTCCCATGACGCTGGCAGTCGACAGCGCCGGCGCGCTGATCGTCACCCAGGATGCGCCTGTTGTCACGCTGACGGTCACGGAGACGCTCGGCACCATCGCGGTGAGCGGCACATTCCAAGTGGCGATGGCCGCCAACCCTGCGCGCGCTGTCGGGGGCTCGATCAGCAACCACGGCGCAGCATTGATGCTGGTCGCGTTCGGCACCACCGCGGCCGGGCGCGGCGTCCAGGTCATCCCCGGCGGCACGCTGTTCCTCGCCAGCGTGTTCCCGACCGAGCCGTTCCTCGGAATTGTCTCCATCACGGGCACCGACACCCAGACGTTCACCTCGACGCAGCTGACCCGCGTCGTCACCTGATGACTGCCGGCGGCATCCCTCCGGGGCTGTCGCCGCGCATCCCTGATCGCACAGCCCCTGGAGGCTCCGCCCATGGCCAACCAAATCGTCACGGTCAACGTCTCCCAGACGATTGCACCGGCGCCATCCACCCTGCAGCGCACCGGCGCATTCGTCAGCCAGGGCGGCACCACCACCGCTGCGGGCACGACGACCCTGCTGAGCGCGGTGGGCGACCTGGCTGCCATCCTGCGGCCGCTCGCGGCCATCACCTCGATGACTTGGTCGGGCAGCGTCGTGACCGTCACCACCGCTGCGCCGCACGGGATGACGATCGGTAACGTGCTCAGCATCTCCATCGCTGGCGTCACACCCGTGGCGTACAACGGCGTCGACCGCGTTTGCACCGTGACTGGTGCCAGCACCTTCACATTCCCGCTGGCCGCGACCCCCGGCGTTGTCACGATCCAGGGCTCCTGGGCACCTGTCGGCCGCTCCAACCTGATCGCGATGAACGCCACTTTCTTCGCGCAGGGCACAGCGGTCAGCGTCTATGTGCTCGAGCTGGGCAACGTGACGAACGTCAACGCCGTGGTCGCACTGCAGGCGTTCATCGCTGCCAGCGTGCCCCAGGAAATCTACGCCTACCTCATCCCGCGCACATTCCCGGCTGAGCCCACCTTCCACTCGTACATGGCGACTTTCTCATCCACCACATCGAAAACCTACTTCTGGGTCACGATGACGACGGCGAATTACACCAGCTTCAACGACACGATGAAGGGCGTCGTCGGCTTGATCGAAGCGCCGCTGACGCCGGTGACGGAGGTATCCCTGGCCGCGGCCTTCTACTCCTGGTTGAACAACAACCCCAGCAGCACAAACAAGGTGGCGCCGGCCGCGTTCCGGTATCTCTACGGGGTGACCGCATATCCCCTGCGCGGCAACCACGCGCTGTTCAACACGCTCAAGGCGGCACACGTCAATTGGGTCGGGACCGGCGCTGAGGGCAGGATCACCAACACCGTGCTGCTGTGGGGCACGACGATGGACGGCCGCGATGCGAGCTACTGGTATTCGGTTGACTGGACGCAGATCAACGTGGCGATCGACCTGGCCAATGACATCATCAATGGCAGCAACAACCCGATCAACCCGCTCTACTACGACCAGAACGGCATCAACCGGCTGCAAGCGCGCGCGCAGGCCACGATGAATCGCGGCATCTCCTACGGCCTGGTGCTGGCGCCGGTCACGGTGGAGGCGGTGGACTTCCCCTCCTACGTGCTCACCAACCCCAGCGACTATTCGATCGGCAAATACGCAGGCATGTCGGTGACGTACACGCCAGCGCGCGGCTTCATCGAGATTATCTTCAACGTCAACGTGACCGACTTCCCGGCAGCCTAATCCGCTGCGTCGCACCCACCAGGAGCACACACGATGGCCGCCAACCCGCTGCAGGACCAGGGCACGCTGAACCGCATCCGCGGCTCGTTGGTGCTGGCCGCTTTCCCCACCCTCAACGTGACGGCCGCCTTTTTGGGCAAGGCCGGCATCTCGCTGGCGCTCCAGGGCGAGTCCACGCTGTTCATCCCCACGATGACAGGCGCGGTCACCAGCCCCGAGCCCTACATGATCGCAAACCTGACCGTCCACCTGCTAAAGACCCAGCAGCTGGCCGTGCTCTACAAGCAACGGATGGAGCTCGACGCTCGCCTGGGGCAGATGCAGCTAATCCCCGATGCGTCCAACTTCCAGAACTACGACTTCTTCAACACCGCGATCGCATCGGTGCGTGAAATGAGCATGGCCGGCGACGATCCCGGCTTCGTCGTGTCGATCCATGGCTACTACAACGTCAATTCGACCATGTGGAACCTCATCTGAGGGGGGGCGGACCATGCGTATGGACGAGGAGCTAAACCTCATCATCCCGATTCCCCGCGGCGCGCACGAGATATTCGTTCACGTCGCGCCGCTGTCGCGCCAGGTGTTTGAGGCGCATTGGCTTGTGCTGGGCAAAACGTTTGCCGTCATCAACGCCGAGGGCTTGTCGGTCATCGCCGGGCCCCGGCTGGCCGCCTTGGCGCTCAAAGACGTGGCCAAGGCGATGCAGGTTTGGGACGGCGCCGAGGGCGTGGAGCGCAGCCTGGTGGCCGAGATGGCGCGTCTGTCCAATGTCGTGCAACCCGGCGACAACGGCTGGGCCTCGCTGCCGCTCACCGTGGCGGTGCAACAGGGCGTTTTCAGCGAGCGCGAGAAGTCCGAGGTGATGGGCGCCGTCGTGTTTTTTACGGTGCTCTCTGCCATGCACCGCCCGAAATCGCTGGCAGCGCTGCTGAAGAGCACGGGCGACCTCTGGGGCACCCGGACCACCTCGTCCAACTCTACGGACTTCGCCGCTTTCTTGCCGATATCGACCGCGGCCGCGAATACTGGCGCGACGGAACCGGCCATCTAGGCGCAATCCTCGACTGGCAGGCGACATCGGGGTGGCCTGAATTCGCGCTGCAAGCAGGCCTTGAGGACTATGCCAACGCGCATCATTACCGGCAGCGATATCTGGTCGCCGCGGCAGCCGGCAGGGGGTTTTGATGGCGACCAGCATTTTTGAAGTCCAGGTCGACGACGAAGCCTTCAAGAAGTTCACCGAGGACTTCGCAAAATACACGATCGCCATCGACAAACTGCCGATGGCATGGGGACGCATCGAGGCTGCGATCGCCGGCGTCGGTGACCGCATCGACGCGCAAACCGATTCGCTGTCCAAAGTGATCAGCGCGACCAACAAGACGGTGGACGGCCAGCGCGACTACAACCGCGCGCTGCGCGAGACGGCTGGCAGCTGGGGCTCCATCGTCCACTGGACGCGGCTGGCGATGCAGAACGGCCGCCAGATGCTCGGCATCTACGGCGCGATCAGCAGCCGCATCACCACCGCGGCTGTGGGCTTGCTCAAATGGGCCACCGTGGGCGCCCTGGGCGCGGGCCTGGTGGGCGCCGGCGGCTTGTGGGGCGTATCCTCCCTGGCCAGCGGTGCAGGCGCCACACGCCGCACCAGTCAGGGCCTGGGGCTGGAGCCGGGCGAGCTGCGTGCGTACGAGACCAACTTCGGCACTGCGTTCGACCCGCGCAGCGTGCTGGGCAACCTGTCGAGCGCCAGGAACGACCCCGATCGGCGATGGGCGCTGCTCTCGATGGGACTGGACCCTGTCGCCAGCACCGGGGAGCTGGGGCAGCAGGCGCCGCTTAGGGCGAAGCAAATCTACGAGGAAGGCGGGCAGTCGCTGTCCTACGCCCGTGCCCGCGGCCTGCTCGAGATTTTCTCGGAGGAAGACCTCCAACGACTGCACGCGATGACGGTGCAGGAGATCGAGTCCAGCCGGCTCATGGTCGAGCAGGACCGGGTTCGCATGACGGTGTCGGACGCGCTGGCGCGGCGGTGGCAGAGCCTCAGCGCGCAGTTCGACCGGGCGGGCCATGTGGTCCAGACGGTGTTCCTCGACAAGCTGTCGCCGCTCGCACCCGAGATCGAGAAGTTGTCTGACGCGTTCACCGAGGCGGTGAAGACCGCGCTCTCGATCGACGTGATGCGGTCGGCGATCAACGTGCTGGCCACCGGCATCCGCAGCGCGGGCGACTACATCAGCTCTAACGACTTTCTCGAGGACATCCGCCAATTCGGCAGGGTGGTCGAGTCCGTCTGGCGCGCGGTGTCGCGGGTGGCATCCTGGATCGATGGGCTGTTCGGCGGGCGCGCGGGGACGGTAGGCGCTGCCGGCGGCGCGGGGACGGTAGGCGCTGCCGGCGGCGCGGGGACGGTAGGCGCTGCCGGCGGCGCGGGCACCTTCGAAGTCGATGCCGGGCTGGCTCAATCGGGCCAGTGGGCGGGCTACGTAGCCCGGCGAGGCGCACGCGCAGGCATGAGCCGCGAGACGATGGGCGCTTCCTTCCTGGAGCAGTGGAGCACTGGCTCAGTGCCAGGGGTGAACCTGGAGCATCTGGACGCTGCCTCGTGGCTGGCCATGAGCCGCGCCGCCGGCACACCGTTCGGCGATATCGAGGCGCGCCGCGGGCTGCCGTCCGGTCTGCTCGACAGGATATGGCAGCGCGAGTCCGCTCGCGGGACGCAATTGCAGGCCAGCAGCGCCGGCGCGTTGGGCCACTTCCAGTTCATGCCTGCCACCGGCGCGCAATACGGGCTCAGCCGCCCCGAGCACTTCAACGACCTGGGCCGGTCCAGCGAGGCGGCCGGCAGCTATATGCAGGACTTGATGTCCCGCTATCAGGGCGACCTGGCGAAAGCGACGGCTGCATACAATTGGGGGATGCGCCACGTCGACACTGCGGTGCAGGAGCACGGCGAGAATTGGCGTCTTAGCCCCCGCATGCCGCGCGAGACGCGCGACTACCTGGCAGCCGTGGTCGACCCGATTATCGAGCGGCTGCGGCGCGATGAACGCGAAGGGCGCGACGTCGGTCGCGGCACCGGCCAAACACCGCCGCGTGTGGACGTGCGCATCGAAAATCAGACGGGCGCGCGCGTGGCGGTCACGGGTGCAGCGGTGAGGGCGCAATGAGCGGCAGCGCCTTCACCTCGATCGGGCGAGAGATCTTCAAGCTCGGCTACGAGATCAGCCCCGTCATCCTGACCGGCACGAGTCGCGTGACAGAGTTTGTGCCGACCGGCGTGCTGCCGATCATCGCGCTGACGGAGTCGATCAACTTCATCCGCGGCATCATGGGCGGCGCGGAGAACCTGGCGCTGAACGACTTCTTCGGCCACTTTGAACCGCTGCCGGGCGGCACGCTGATCGCCAACCGGGTGGGTGACTATCCATTCGCGAACCAGCAGGTGGCAGCCAACGCGATCATCTCCGATCCCCTGCGAATCTCGCTGCGCATGATCTGCCCAGCCCGCGGCCCGGGCGGCTACATCACCAAGTTGTCTACAATGACCGCGCTGCGCGCCACCCTAAACCTGCACAGCACGACCGGGGGCACATATATCGTCGCGACGCCGGCGTTCATCTATACCAACTGCCTGCTCACCGACCTGCGCGACATCACGCAGAGTTCCGGCCGCCAGGTGCAGGCGGAATTCCAGTTCGATTTCACCCGCCCGTTGATCACCGAGGACGACGCGCTCGGCGCACTCAACGCGCAGATGGCGCCGATCGCCAGGGGCGTTCAGACTACGGGCGCGTCCAGCGGTGCGGCGCTCACTGTCGGCCAGGCCTTGGCCGGAGCCGCGGCGTCTGTGCTGTCCGCGGCGCAAAACGTGATCGGCGCAGGCGTCCTGCCGGGCGCCGCGGAGGTTCCGCTGATATGAGCACGGTGCTCGTTCCCTTCCTGCCGACGCCGACGACACCATTCCAGTTCCAGGCGGTGCTGGACGGCCAAGCGTACACGGTGGTGGTGACGTGGAACCTGTTCGGCCAGCGCTGGTACGCCAACATCTACTCCGACGATGCCGTCCTGCTGCTCGCGATCGCCATGGTGGGGTCGCCGCTGGACCGGGATATCAGCCTGACCGCCAACTACACAGCGACGAAACTGGTCTGGCGACCGGCGCGCGGGCAGTTCGAAGTCATCGACCCGTGAGGTCGCGCGCGTGCGCTACTACCTGATCAACATCGTGCGTCCTGCAGCGCCGGCGGCGGCAGGCAGGCCAGCGGTGACGGGCGTCGTGCTGCGGTCCTATCGCGCCCAAAGCCCGGCAGGGTTCGTGCTGCCGAACGCCCTGGACGTTGATTTCGACATTCCGGTCACCAGTTTTGCCACCCCAATGGGCGGCGGCCATGTGCGGATTTACGGCATCGACCTCGACACTCTGATCCAGGCGAGCAACTTCAACCTCATGAACATCGAGGTGTTCGGCGGCATGCAGCGCGGCTTGCCCCTGGCAAAACCCGCACAGGCCGGGTTGCTGATGACAGGCACGATCCAGCAAGCGTTCGGCAATTGGGTCGGCACGGACATGACGCTGGAGCTGATCTACTCTGCTGGCGCAACCCTGCCGGAAGTTCCGATCAACTTGACCATCAACTGGGAAGCCGGCCGCAGCCTGGCCGACGCGCTGCGCGCCACCCTGCGCGCGGCATTCCCGCCACCCTACACGCTGACGATCAACATCAGCCCGCGCCTGGTGCTGCCGCATGTCCAGCCGGGCTACTACGCGACGATGCTCCAATTTGCGACTTTTGTGCGGAACATCAGTCTCGGCATCATCCGCGACCGCGGCTATGCCGGTGTCCAGATCTCCTTGCGCGGCACGGAGTTCGTCATCCAGGACGGCTCGACGCGCACTCCGCCCAAGGCGATCATGTTCAACGACCTGGTGGGCCAGATCGTCTGGCTGTCAGCCAACACGATTTCGGTCACCACCGTGATGCGCGGAGACCTCCAGCCGGGCGATTTCGTGGCGCTGCCGCCGAACCTCGCATTCCTCCAGAGCCTGACCACGGCGCAGTCGCAATCGCAGGCGCGCGCGCGCGATGCATTTGCTGGCATGTTCCAGATCAATAACGCCCGCCACACCGGCCGGTTTCGCGCGTCCAGCGGAATGTCGTGGGTGACCACGTTCCAGATGGTGAAGATGTTGGCCAATGTCTGACGCATATCTGCGCAAACCTCTCGGCCAAAGCCTCAACGACCTCAGCAGACAGCGAGCGCTCGACGCGATCCAGCTGCTCGGGAAGGCGCTGCCGGCGTCGATCGTGGCTGTGAACAAGGCGGGCGCCATCGTGACCGTCAAATTCGAGCTCGGCGCCATCCCCTTCACTCTGCCGCGCGTGAAGGTGCCGGTGCTGACCAGCGAATACATCCGCGCGCCCCTGCCGGTGGGCTGCCGCGGTTTCGTCATTCCGGCTGACGCCTACCTCGGCGGCATGTCAGGCCTGGGCGGAGGCACTGCCGACCTCACCCAGCAGAGCAACCTCGGCGCGCTGGTGTTCGCGCCGATCGGGAACCTCGGGTTCCAGGACGTGGGGCCAAACGTGGTCACGCTCTACGGCCCGGGCGGCGTGACGATCCGCGACAGCGGAGGCACCTGCAAGATCGAATTGACCCCCGGCGGCATCGTCATCACTCTGCCGGGCGGCGGAAATGTCACCGTGGTGGGCGGCGACGTGATAGCCGACGGCATCAGCCTGAAGACGCATCGCCACTCGGCGGTCCAGCCAGGCGGCGGAACATCGGGACCACCGACATGAGGACGTACGGACGCCTGCCACCGGACGCGACTGGCTACAAGCAGTGGGTCGAGATCCAGTCCCAGGACAATGGGTCGGACGACTATGTATTCGTGACCACGCTCTGCCAGTGCCTACTGCTGATCCTGGGCGAATCGCCGTTCTTTGCGAACCACGGCATTCCGTCCGAGCAGTCGATCATCCAGCAGATATTCCCCGACTTCTACGTGTTCCAGACGCAACGACAGTTCGCGCCCTACTTTGCGTCGGTGATCATCACCAGGATGCCTGAGCCGACTCCTACCTATCGGGTGAACATCGTCACCAACTACGGCACGACGATCCAGCAGGAGATCGCGATATGAGCGACAGCTTTCCCACATTGGTCACGGCGGCCGGGCTGCAGCCGCAGTCGCCGATCGTCATCCGCCAGGCGCTGATTGACCGGGTGGCCAGCACGAACCCCGGATACACCGCGAACCTGCCGGGCTCCTTGATCGAGGACATCGCCAGCACTGACGTGGCTGCAATCGCTCTGGCTGATGCAGCGCGCGTGGAGCTGGTCAACAGCCTCACGCCGTATGGCGCTAATGTCTTTTTACTGCGGCAGCTGGGTAACATCTACGGCATCCCGCTGGGCCGGAACAGCACGACCAGCGTTCAGGTGACTTTCACCGGATCGGTCGGCTTCGTGATCTCAGCCGGGTTTGTGGTCAGCGATACCATCCGCCAGTACGTGGTGCAGACCGGCGGAGTGATCGGCACGGCAGGCCAGTCGGCCAGCATCTTCGCGCTGGCCACCGAACAGGGCTCTTGGGCTGTGCCGCCCGGAACCGTCGACCAGATGGTGACTTCGGTTCCGGCCGAAGTGACCCTGGCCGTCAGCAACCCTACCGCTGGGCTGCCAGGCATCGGCGCGCAGACGACGGAGCAATACCGCGCGCAGGTGCTGCAAGCGGGGCTCGCGGTCAGCCAGGGCATGCCGACGGCGCTGCGCACCGCGCTGCAGGCTGTGGAGGGTGTGCAGGCGCGGCTGGTCTCGGTGCGCCAGAAGGCGAGCGGCTGGGAGGTGATCTGTGGCGGCGGCGATCCCTACCAGGTGGCCTACGCCATATTCATCGCGCTCTTCGACATCAGCACGCTGGTCGGCAGCACCATCGCCATCACCGACGTGACACAGGCCAACCCTGGGGTGGTGACGACCGACCTGAACCACGGCTACATCACCGGCGATCCGGTCACGATCGCTGACGTGGTCGGCATGACCGCGCTCAACGGCAACACGTACACAGCGACGGTCATCACCCAGAAAACCTTCTCGATCGGCGTCAATACGACGGCCTTTGGCGCATATGTGAGCGGGGGCATCTGCACACCGAACGATCGCAATCAGGCAGTCGACATCTTCGATTTCCCCGACACATACATCATCCGCTACGTGCAGCCGCCGCAGCAGGTGGTCGATATCTCAGTGACCTGGAACACGACCAGCACAAACCTGGTGCCGCCCGCGGCCGTGGCGCAGTTGGGCTCGCCGGCGCTGGTCGCCTACGTAATGGACGTGGTCGTCGGCCAGCCGATGAACCTGTTCGAGCTGCAAGTGGTCTTCGCCAATGCTGTGGCTTCGCTGGTGCCTGCCTCGCAGCTGACGCGGATGATCTTCGCTGTCTCGATCAACGGCATCGGCGTTCCGCCCAGCGCCGGCACAGGCATCATCGCAGGCGATCCCGAGAGCTACGTCTACAGCGACGCCACGCACATCGACATCGTCCAGGGCTGATCTCGACGTGCTGCGCAGCGGTGGCGCAGCGGTGGCGCGGCGGAAACTCTATGCAGTCGTGCCGCAATCGGGATAAAGAAGGCCCGCATCCTGGCGGGAGACAGTCGCGTGTCCATTATCCGATTCAGCAACAACGCCGCGTCCACCCTGGCGGGATCAATCAGCAACGTCGCCACCACCTGCAATCTGGCGCCTGGCACCGGGGTGCTGTTTCCCAACCCCAGCGTCGGCCAATACTTCGTCATGACGTTGATCGACGCGGTCACGAAGCTGCTGCGCGAAGTGGTCCACGTTACCGTCCGATCAGGCGATGCGCTGACCGTCGTGCGCGCGCAGGAAGGCACTACCGCGCTGAGCTGGACTGCGGGCGACATCGCGGCCAACCTCAATACCAAGGGCACGATGGAGGCGATGGCGCAGCTGGCAGCCACGCCAGGGCGACTGCTCGGCACACTGGCGGTCACCTCCAACGGCGCTGTCGCACTGCCAGCCGGCACCAACCGGATCTTGGTCGAAGGCGTGGGCGCCGGCGGCGGGGGGGGTGCAGCTGATGTCACGGCCGTGGGGGAGTTCGCACCCGGCCCGGGCGGCGGCAGCGGCGGCTGGGGCAAGGTCGAAGTCGCCAGCGGCCTGACCTCCCTGGTGGCCACCATCGGGGTCGGCGGCGCCGGCGGCGTCATCGGCATCAGCAGCGGCAACGGGGCGGCCGGCACCGTCACAACCCTGGTCGGGACCTTCGGGTCCATCACATTTCCCGGTGCTCTGGGCGGCCTCGGGGTGACTGGGATCGTGCCGCCCGGCGCGGTCGGCGGCGGCGGCGCAGGGGCGTTGGCCAGCCAGAGCGGCGGCACAGCGCTGTATCTCGCCGGCGGCGATGCTGGCGGAATCGGCCAGGCATTCAGTCCGGGCAACGGCTTCTCCGGGTCGGGTGCAAATTCGAGCTACGGCACTGGCGGCGGCGAAGCGGGAACATCGTCCTCTGGCGCTACGGCCACCGGCAAAGGCGCGGGCGGCTCAGGCGGCATGAATCTTCAGAGCGAAGTGGTCGCGCGGGCAGGCGGCGCTGGAGCACCGGGACTGCTGCTGATCAGCTGCTACTCGTAGGGACGATGCCATGACAGGTTTTCCGAACAGCCAGAGCAACCCCGTCGGCGCCATTCCAGTCTACGTAACCAGTGGAGACCCCTCGTCCGCGATCGCCGATGTTTCGACCACGGTTGGAACAGCAAGCTCGGTCGTGCTGGCGGCTTTTCCGTCGCGCCGATACCTGTTTATCCAGGCGTCAAACCCCGGCACTGGCGTGTGGTTCAACATGACCGGCGGACCGGCGGCTTTCGGACAACCAGGCACCATCTATTTGGGACCGGGACAGTCGTACGAAAGCGGACCCGTCATCTCCAGTGGCCAGGTGCGGATGTCGGCGAGCGTCGGGTCGTCCCTCGTCACGATCCTGGAGGGCTGACCCATGCCGATTTTTGGTGGCTTCGAACAGATGCCGCGTGACCTGAAAACCGCCAGCTACACAATCGTCTCTGGCGACCGCGGCAAGATCATCGAATACACCGGGTCCGTTGCCGCTACGATCACGCTGACCGCAGCGGCGACGTTGGGGGCCGGCTGGTATTGCATCCTCAAGCACAGCGGCACCGGAACCACAGGAGCAACTAAGAGGCTCGCTATTAGCGGCACGCTGGACGGTGTGGTCAACCCGGCGGTGTATCCTGGCGACACGCGGATCATCCAATCGGACGGCACTAACCTTACCTCGATCCTGCTGGTGGGCGGGTTCATTCAGCTTGCTGCGTCGGACAGCACCTTCACATTCACCAGGCCGACTGGTGCGAGGGAGTTCAGCGTGTTTGCTGTCGGCTCCGGTGGGGCTGGCGGTTTCGGCGGCACCTACGCGGCCGGGTCGGGTTCCGGTGGTGCCGGCGGTGGCGGTGCCGGCAGTAACTACATGCTGTTCAATGCATCTGACGTGCCGGCCAGCGTGACGGTCATCGTCGGCGCGACGGCTGCCGGCGGGCAGTCTGGCGTAACGCCGACTGGTGGCACGATTGCCGGGCAGGGTGAGCGCGGTGGGGTGACTAGCTTCGGCACGCTGGCCTATGCGGGCGGCGGTGGTGGTGGGGCGCCTGGGGTGCTGGGCAGCGCCAGCGGTGGTGGTGGTGGCGGCGGATTTGTCAGTTTTACTAGTCTGTTCGGCACCAATGCGGCCGGTGGTGCAGGGGTGGCCAGTTTAGGCAATGGGGGCTTAGGCGCTCCCGGTAATATCGCGAGTAATACCGTGCGCGGAGGCGGAGGAGGCGGCGGCGGAGGCGCTGTCGGCGGATCTTTCACAGGAGGAACTTCCTATTTGGGCAACTCTGGTGGCGGCAGCGGGGGAGGATTTACCTCTGGCACTGCGATTGCTGGTGGCTTCGGCGGCCCCGCCTACGTCAATTCAGCGTTTATTGCCCCGAGCGGCGGCGCCGTTGCCACGGTTGGCACCGCAGGTAGCGGCAATGCGGTGCAGCCAATTAACCCCGATAATGGCAGCCCCGGTGGCGGAGGCGGAGGCGGCGGCGCAGGCTCAGCGGCCAATGGCGGGGCAGGCGGGGCCGGTGGCGGCTTCGGTGCCGGCGGTGGTGGCGGCGGCGCAGGTGACAGCGCGCTGGGCCGTGTCGGGGGCGTTGGTGGCGCGGGGGCGCCGGCTGTAGTTATGATCGGATACGGGCCATGAGCAGGACGAGCACGATGCCAAAACTCACCGGGAATGCATCTGGCGGGTCGTCTACCTGCGCGGCTGGCAGCGGCTCTGGTGGCGGCGGCGGCGGTACGCTTGTGGCCGATATCGTCAACACAGCCACCAACGCGGTGGTCGGCACACTCATCGTGAGGTACGCGCCATGACCCGCTTTGCATTCCTCGGCGAGGACGGCACGGTTATCAGCATCCTGACAGGCACGGAAACCGACTGGCCGGACCTGCGCGCTTTGGACCGGGTGCAGCCGGCACCGAATTCGAATGTCCTGCCGGGCTGGCGGTGGAACGGCGCGCGGTTCTTGGCGCATTTGCCGCCAGTTGGCCCGCGCACCGTCACGTCGCTGGAATTCCGCCGGCGTTTCACCGCCGAGGAGCAAGGCGCCATCACCCTGGCGGCGTCGCGCGGCCTTGAGCAGGGTCTGCCGCAGCTGCAGGTGTGGCTGGACGACCTGAGTGCGGCGGGTGACGTGGATCTTGACGACCCGCTTGTCGCGGGAGGCCTGAACATGCTGGTGCAGGAGGGCTTGCTGGCTGCTGAGCGCGTCTCCGAATTATTGGCTTGAGCCATCCGGTGGCGACATCCCCGTGAGCAGGGCCACCAGCGCGGACACGATTTTCGCGCCCTAAGGAGGGCAGGACATGGCCGCGTTTTGCGTCTCATCCGTCGCCTACGCGGCCATCGCCCAGTTTGCTGCCGCCGCCGCTGCCGCTGCTGTCCCCACATCCTCCCGGTCCCCCCATGTCCAACATCCCGCCGCATGTCGCGACCATCCCGAGCTACCTTTACGTCCAATACAACGACGACGACGACCTCCAGGCCTTTGTCGAGGCCTACAACAGGCTCTCCCAGGAGATGATCTCTTGGTTCGCAACGGTCAGCCTGCCGGTCTACACGGGCCAGATGGTCAACGGCGCCCTGCTGGATTGGGTGGCGCTTGGCCTGTATGACCAAGCACGGCCGACGCTGCCGGCGGGCTTCACGCAGGAGATCGGTCCCTACAACACGCTGGTGTTCAATTCGCTGGCGTACAACGACGTCGATTCGGTGCAGTCCCAGGAGCTGTATGTCACCGACGATGACGTGTTTCGACGGATCATCACCTGGAATTTCTACAAGGGCGACGGTCGACAGTTCTCGGTGCGCTGGCTGAAGAGGCGCGTCATGCGGTTCTTGCTGGGCGACAACGGCACTGACCCCGGCATTGATCAGACGTATCCGATCTCGGTGGGGTTCGGCAGCCCTGGCCAGGTCGACATTCGAATACTGACGGGCATCAACACGCTGACTGGCGGCGCAATGTTCAATTTGCACGGGTTCAACGATGTGACGTTCAATTCGCTCGAAGCGTCGTATGTGCCGTTTGACCCGCTGGAATACGCACCGGTTTTCAAGGCGGCGGTTGACGGCGGCGCGTTACAAATGCCGTTCCAATTTAACTGGATTGTCACGGTTTAGGTAGCGCCATCAAAACATTAGCCAATCGAGCAAACACTATCGTTGGCGGGGAATGCAGTGGTATGAATTCGCTCATGTCAAGAATCGTCGGCAGCAAGGCAGAGGAAATCGCGAAAAGCGCGCTGTGGTCAGCGGGCATTCGCATCGGCGTGCCGATCATCTTGGCGCTGATCCTCTCGGGCATTCCAGCGCACCTGGTCTGGGCCCTGCGCATCAACGACGAGGTTCTGATCGCGCGACGGGACATCGCCGCGGTGCAGGAGGTCGTGAAAGCGCTCCAGGTCACGGACAAGGATGCGCGACGCACAGAATCACAAGTCCAATCGGATTTGGCGACGGTAAAAACGAATGTCACAGCGATCCTGCGCGCGATGGACCGGGTCGAAAAGCAGTTTGACGTCCTCTCGTCCCGACGAGCGCCTTGACGTGGCGCCTGTGGGCGCGCTGCGTTCCCCTCCGCGCAGGCCAGTCCTGCCAGTGCCGTCGCTGCACGCATGCATCCGCACAGGAGCCACCCATGACTGAGTTTCTCACCACCGCGTTTCTACCCTGGCTGCAAGCCCTTGCCGCGGCCGCAGTGCCAATGCTGGGAGCGCTGGCGCTGGCCTGGCTGCGCCGCCGACAAATCAACACCACCGTTTTCGAGGCGGTCGGGCGCGCGGCGGGCGAATCCTACAGGCACATCGCCGCATCCGGCAGGCCAGTGACCGATCGCGTGGCGCTGGCTGCGGGGATCAGTGCAGACGGCTCCTACCTGCTCGACCGGATTCCCGACACCCTGCGCGCGGCCGGCTTGAGCCCGGAGGATGCAGCGCAGATCGTCGGGGCTGAGCTGGGCAAGCTGCTCGCTGCCGATCCCAGCATCAAAATCGGGCTTGGCGCGTGAGCAATTTCCCGCGTGCCGTCGCGATCGTCGTCGGGCA